TTTGATTCCTGAAATCTTGAGCTCTTATCTTATTACCTGCTTCTTCTTGGATTTTTGCAAGTATTCCAATCTGAGCTTTTACTGATGCATCAGCTTTAACCATTAAAGGTAGAACAAACTTTTGTTTATACATACCAGTCCTGCCATGAGCAAGATCTCCATTAGCTTGTAAGTAATGATATAACTGTGCGTTCTTAATCATCCTAGCTTCAGCAGGTGTGGAAGCATCGTCAAATACTTTTAATATATAACTACCTTTACCATCAGGTATAACAACTTTCATTGTACTATTAGCTGCAGCTTCATATACGTCCCAGTTCTCTGTTGCTGCATGTAACCCTTCAAATCTTAATGAATTACGAGTACCAAATTGTAAGAGTTCTTTCTTCTCTTCAAAGGATACACCAGGTTGACCGGCTGCTGCATTTACTTCACCTGCAACTTCAATCTCATTAGCTTTAATTCCTTCTTCTTGTTGTACATCTTTATCTACTGCTATAGCTGCTTTATTATAAAGTACTTTAGGATCTTGTTCTTGAATCCAACCTCCTTCCTTACCTTCGGCTTTAGCTGCTTTTACATTATTTAAATACTCAACTGTTGATCTATGGAATCTTTGATAAGGTTCAATCTTTTCCTGATAAGCATCCCATTGTTTTTTAACATCAAGACCTTTTCCAGCTATGTCTAGTAATTGCTTAGGCAATTTACTACGTTCATCATGCATATGATTGTACTGACTGATGAGTAAATTAGCCCATGATTCAATGTCTTGGTGTTGTTCAGTTATTTGTTTATTAACTGCTTTGGTCATATTAGGTGCTTCTGCACCATAATTCTCTTCCTCTGATCCTGTTATAGGTGCTAAGGAAGATCTACCCATCGTTTCAAAATAACTACTAGTCATGATACTACCTCCATTTCTACATCAATTTTACTATAATCTACAGTGAGGTAATTATCTCTAATGCCTACAGCCATTGGATTGTTCTTAACAACATCTTGAGCTATAGCACCACGGTATCTAGTGTTCTTATCAAAGGTATAATTCCATTCATATATGTTATGACCTTCAAGTGACTCACCTACTTGTTCTATATTTTCTTTAACTCTTATATCAGATAGAGCAGCGAAGCTTAATCCAGTACTAAGTATACCTAGACCCATCTGTAAGTTAGCCATTGTTGTGTCACCCTTAGGAGGCATCATCACAGGCATACCATACTCAGGTGTTACTCCTAAAGCATCTCTATTTTTAGCTGTATTTCTTAGGTACTGTCTTTCAATTTTCTTATTCATTCCAGCCATACGTTGACCGAATGTATTATCTACTGAGGCTTCTATTTTAGCTGCTTTATTAAGCAATGCTAACCTGGCATTTCTACCATATCTATCAGAACGAGATTCACCTTCCGCTGTAGCAGCTCCAGCAGCAGATTGTATCGTAGCTTTTTCCATTTCTATGCCTACTTTCATACGATTAGCTGTACCATAGGCATGTAAAGCAGAGGCATATGCATCACTTTTAGCTCTACTTAAACCTCTAGCTATTCTAGATTTTCCCCTTGTATAGGCTGTTTCTCTATTATAATACTTGAGCTCTTCAGAGTGGTATTGAGCATCTTTCTTTTGTTTTTCTATTCTGGCTTGCATTCTTATGCCAGCATTTGGATCAGGTGCGCACACGGCAAAACTCGATAAAGGATAATTGTTTAGGTCCGTGAGAAATTTCTTGCAAAAATTTAAAGCCTAGAAATTTCAATAATTTTAAATGGACCTTATTACGTTTATCTACAATATTCCAAAGAAGTGGTTCTTGTCGACTGTTGATAAAACGTTTTGCTTCTCTAGCAAATGTAACTGGATACTCTAATATAGCAGGTGTGCATAACATCCAGACATTTCCTCCAGGTTCAACTCCAGCCATTCCGGCAGTCTTACCGTTAGGCACTTCAAACCATACACAGGATCCCCTGTGAACAGCTAAAGTAAGTTGTTCCATAGCATTTAACCCATGACCTTCTTCGACCTCTCTAAGGTCCTCTGGGAGTAGGTTGGAGGCCACCTTTATGGCAGCCTCAATTGTAGCTGGGTGAATGTAATTCGGCATTACGAGCGGCGGTAATTTCTATTAGTATAATCACCTTCCCATGACATAGAATGTAATGTTGCAGGTGCTGGGTGACTTGATTTTAAGGTAACATTTACGTTTGTATTCCTTTCATAAATGGGTATTGTTTTAATTTTCTCTGCTAAATATGGTGCATCTGATGCTTGATATTCATCTAAATCAGTAGACTCATATACTTCTGTATAAGGATCCTTACCTACTCTAGTTAAAGTAGTTTCATAAAGACCTATTTTACCAAAGTTTAACTTCATTCTATGTATAACTAAGGAGGCATTTACATCAGATCTGACATTCTCTCCTTGTGTTTTTATAGCATAGAATCTAGGGAATTTAATTTCATAGTCATATAAATATCCTATGTAGAATGTACCACTAGACCAATCTCCTGATACTTCTATTATTTGATTACCACCGATAGCTGTTAGCACTGTAGGTTTAGTATATCTACCAACTCTAACAGAGTTTGAATCTATATCTACAAGTGCTAAATCACCATTAGGTGAGGTTACACTAGCTATCCAATTTAAAACAGCTCCGCCAGTACCATTAGTGAAGGTAGTTTTATTTGTTGTAGCACTGTATACACCACCAGTTAAAGTAACGTAATTATCTAAATGTATAAGAAAGTTATCACTCTCTATATCGATACTAGGATCTGAATCAGCTTGAGATATATTTATACTCTGTAAGAAGTTATCTGTATCCAATACGAAATATTGATCTTCAATTAGGAAGTGGTATTTAATAGGATTATTATGTTTAAACTTAAACCAAGAGGATTGAGTTCTCTTGTCACCTGCATTGAAGTATCTATAACCGATAACTGTTGCTGAGTTAGTCTTTCCAAATAAAACTAAGCCATTCTCTCGTGAGTTAGTTATTAGATCTATATTTTTCTCTAATAATGTAGGTACAATTTTACTGACTTCTTGTATCTGTGGTTCACCTTCTCTAACAATATTAACACTTTCGACAAACCGACTATATTTATTAGAGTTATCTACCCAACCTACAGAGAGACCTAAATCTAGTGGTGGTACAACTGTATTATAATTAAAGGTTGATACACTCCTAAGCTTGGCAGTGTCTGGATTTAATGTAGCTTCATCAGCTGATAGTAGATACTGTTCGTTTGAACTAAAACATAGTAATCCAGTAGTTAATTCAATTGCATCAAATAAATTAGAAGGAAATGTTGAGGCACAATCTATATCAATAGGATCAGTTGCACTAACTGCTAAGGCTGTATATGACCAGAAATCTGGTTTAGCTATACTACCAGGTCTAGAAGCTATAACACTTTCTCCAGCTAAGAAGACTAATCTATTACGGAAAAAACATACCTTGTTAATTTTCACATCCTGACTATATACAGGAGGATCTGCTGTGTTCTTAGTTCCTATAAAAGATGGACCTCTATTTGTAACATCATCACCGACCTTTCTATCAGCCCATACAAATTTTTTAACTAAAAATATAACAGGATTAGTACCATTAATACTTTGCCTTTGTAAGATATGAGGCATTGTACTGGCATTAAAACTTTTTACAATACCAGGGGCAGCACATTCGACCCATGTACCAGGTCCATCCTTACCACCTTCACCTTCAAATCTTACATAGTAATCATCTTCATCAGAATTCTCTGCATTACTAATTTTAACTATATAACCATCCTTACATTGAAGAGGTAATTTACCTACATCGTTTATCTCACTCTGCATTACCCTCATTAAATCTAAGTCAACAACTTCAAGGTTGAAATCATTAGCATCAGTTATATACATACCGTTTCCAATAACCGTACTAGTAACACCAGTAGGTAGGGCACCTTGTATACCACCAAGAATTGTATCGGGAGTTACTGCAGTGTCAGCATCGAATGGAGTAGGATCAGGTCTAAGTACACCTTGACCTGCAGTACCATTAAATTTACCTTTCACTTGAACAGCTTCATACTTTAAGACTTTAACTTTATAAATAGGATTACCATCATTACGTTGATAAGTATAGCCATTGGATGTATAGGTTGTATCTTGAGCCCCGCCACCAGTTGAATTCATTTGAACTTCAACTTCATCACCAGTAACCCAACCTTCACCACCATGTAGTAATGTTATTTCCCGTCTATAAGAACATTGGAAATCTACACCGGAAGCAGAGCTACCATAACCGTGACCACCACTAGAATTCTGACCTTGTTGACCATTGATAGTAATTCTAAATACTAAATTATCTCTACCACTAGTATATGAAGTACCACTTGAGTTTTTAACTGATACAATATCTGTACCACTATAACTACCAGCAGCTGTAACAGTAAATACTTGTGTACCAATACCTTTACAAGCACCAGTACCACCACCTTCTGCTAAATCATCATCTATTACCTCTACTTTTGTAGCTCTATTTAATGTAGAAGTAGTCTCATCAGTATATACATTGAGACCATACTGTCTGCCATTCTCAGTTCTGATCAGATCTATAAATGCGTAGTGAGTATCAGGTCTAGCAGTAGTAGTTCCTGTAGTCTGTACATTTGTATCTCTATTGTTTAGGAATGTAGTATCATTAACAGTACATGCCTGTACATCTTCAGTGTTAGAAGCAGATAGATAATTAGTTATTGCAGTATGATCTGAATTACTACCACTATAATTACTTTGTGTATAGGAGCCACTTATTGCATCATAGTGTACAAATATCTCATCACCTGCATCATTGACTTTAGTACCTGATGCATTGAATAGATCCTTAGTACACCACATTCTGATCTTGCCATCAGCTGCTACTTGTCCTATATAAGACCCTTCTGTTTCGTCACGATAGTAATGAAACCATGACCCACCACTCTGTACATTAGTTAGTGGAAGACTTCCTACTCGTTTAGCTCCAGGTCTTTTATATAAACCACTGACATTATCAGGTATAGCATTAATACTATCGATAACTTGTCCAGGGTATTTTAACTGGTCAGGCTGTTCAGACATGCCACCAGTATAGTTAGGTATTGTTTGTGTAATTCCCGCCATTATCTTCTAAGATTCCTCCATGGTTCATAAGCATGATAAATAGAATCTTCAGGGAATCCAAACATGCTATTATTACTTTGGTTACATTCATACTCTGTACAAGCAGCTCTAGATAGACCTTCACTTTGATTTAGTAGTTGTACTAATTGAGGGTTACTAACAAGCTGTGTAGCTGCTTGTCTACTAGCTCTATGGATTATATACCTTTGGAATACAGAAGGTAGATCCTCAAATGGTAGTAACTTAACAATGTCCAAAAGTAATTCAGTTACATCAGACCAATCATCAGTGTGATCATATTTATCATATATAAAACATTCTCGTGCATTAGTTGTTGTATTTAATGTACATCTTTTCACTACATCATATTGTCTTTTTGTCCATCCATCAGTGATATCCATCCTGAGAATGTCGTCACCTACAGCTATTTTGTTATCACTATTAGGTGTATATGTTACATGCTTCTCTGTGTTGAAGTGCCAGCCTTCATTCTGTACGTCAACATTAGCATCTCTTAGTAGATTATATATGAAACTGATTTCTGGG